TCACTTTCATACTAAGTCTTCTAAAAATAATATACATTACTTAGGTTCTCAAATGGAGTTCTTCTGGAATGATGCACATGATAAAAAATACTTTCATGTATTTGATACTTCTACTGAACAAATTGTGCCAGTTCATAATCCCTATACATTGTTTGAGCGTATAAGTTATGACGATATAAACAAAAATATGACAGACTTTGACCTTTCTAAAGTAGATAATAAGTTTGTAAAGATTAATGTAGTTAATAAGAAAGATATAAAAGCGTTTGATAAATTTGTAGATGATATACAAAGCAGAAACATACACGAATTAAAGATCGCAGAAAGTTTTGTAGAATTTATAGGAGAAAGTGTTGTAGATGAGGACGTACTTTTAGAAGACACTTCTAGTCTATTGAATACATATGTAGATGCAGTAGATACTGAATTGGATCGTGATCGTATCAAAAAGCAAATGTCAGAACTGTTACAAGAAGCGCAAACTTTTGAAATAGTGTAATTAACTGTTTACAATAGTCTGAAAATTTGTTATACTATTTTTAATATTATGAAAGTTATTTGAATTGATTTTATTTAAAACATTAAAGTGGAAGAATTTTTTATCTACAGGTAATGCTTTTACTGAGATAGATTTCCAATCATTTAATACTACGTTAATCGTAGGTCACAATGGTGCTGGAAAGTCTACATTACTTGACGCTTTATCATTCGCGTTGTTTGGTAAGGCTCATCGTAATATTAATAAACCACAGCTAGTCAACTCTATTAATAATAAAGACTGTTCTGTTGAAGTTGTATTTGAAGCGTCCGGGTCAGAGTTTAAAATTGTACGTGGAATTAAACCTACAGTCTTTGCAATCTACAAGAATGGTGAGATGCTAAACCAAGAGTCACATGCAAATCAGTACCAAAAGATATTAGAACAAAACATCTTGAAACTCAATCATAAAAGCTTTCATCAAATTGTCGTGCTAGGATCTTCTTCATTCGTTCCGTTCATGCAGTTGTCAGCACAACATCGCAGAGATGTTATTGAAGACCTATTAGATATAGGTGTGTTCTCTAAGATGAACTCTTTGATAAAGGAAAAAAATTCTATTCTAAAAGGTACTATTCGTGAAATAGACTATAAGATAGACATACAGAAAAATAAAATAGAAGTACAAAAGAAGTATATCTCTGATGTCAACAGAATTAACAAAGACTTAAAAGATCAAAAACAAACAAACATTATTGAAATGCGTAAAGATATTACTGGCATTTTAAAAGATAATGACGAGTTGTTGAGATTAATAGAAGCTGGATCTTCTATTCCTACTACTATTGATAGTATGCAATCTACTAAATCAAAACTATTAGGCTATCAAAGTCAGTTTACTAAAGACGTTCGTACAGTTGTAAAAGATGCTAAGTTTTTTGAAGACAATTCCACTTGCCCTACATGCAGTCAAGATATAGACGAACATGTGAAATCTCAAAAGTTGAATGATGCTAAGTCTAAAGCAAAAGAATTAAGCAAAGCATTGACCGATATTGAGGTAAAGTTGGACGCTACACAGAAAGAATTAGAAGCGACTGAACATAAGATGCAAGAGATACGCAACTTTCAAACACAGATGAACTCTAATCAATCTGCAATGTCTCGTATTGAACTACAGATTAAAGTGTTAAGTGACGAAATAGATAACCTAACAGATACGAGTAGTGACATCAGTGTCGCAAAAGACGATCTTGAATCTTATGTGACAGAAAAAAATGCTCTTATAGAGACTAGGTTAGAATCTAATGAACAGTTTCAGTATAATATAGCTATTACAGAAATGTTAAAAGATACCGGCATTAAGACTAAGATCATCAAACAGTATATACCAGTTATTAATAAACTTGTGAATAACTATTTACAAACTTTAGAATTTTTTGTGCATTTTGAATTAGACGAATCGTTTTCTGAAACGATCAAATCAAGGCACAGAGATAGTTTCTCTTATGCTTCATTTTCCGAAGGTGAGAAACAACGTATAGATTTGGCTCTATTGTTTACATGGAGGCAAGTTGCAAAAATGAAAAATTCTGTCTCAACTAATCTTTTGATATTAGATGAGACATTTGATTCTTCTTTAGACTATGAAGGTGTCGATAATCTTATGAAGATAATCGAGACTTTGACTTCTGATACAAATGTATTTGTTATATCACATAAAGGTGATATGCTTGAGAGTAAATTTGAAAAGAAATTAGAGTTTTTTAAAGATAAAAACTTTAGCAATATAAAGTAATATTAGGTGTTTACAAACACGTTTTAATGTGTTACTATTCAAACAATATAAATTGAAAGGTAAATTATGGAACTAAATGAAAATGCGTTGCAAGTCTTAAAGAATTTTGCAACTATCAATCCAAACATAGTGGTTGAATCTGGAAATGTTATTCGAACTCTTTCTGAGGGTAAGAATGTGTTTGGTAAAGCTGTACTCGATATAAACTTCCCACAGAAGTTTGGCGTGTACGATCTTAACGAGTTTTTAAATGTTATTGGACTTGTAGATAAACCAGCAATGTCTTTTGAGGACACTCATGTACTTATTAAAGACCAATCAGGTTTATCTGAAGTTAAGTATTTCTTTACTGACAGTGAATACCTCACTACGTCTACTAAAGACATCAAAATGCCAGACACAGAAATAAACTTTGTTATTCCAAATGAAACTCTTAATAAGATTAAACGTGCCGCTGGTGCGTTAGGTCATTCGACTTTATCCATTCGTGCAAACAATGGTTCTATAAGTTTGACTGTATTTGATGAAGCTAATCCTACGTCAAACACTTTCTCTATTGATGTTGAAGGAACATATAACATTGAAGAATTTGATGTTGTTTTAAGCATCGCTAACATGAAACTATTACCGGGAGACTATAAAGTAGAAATATCGTCTAAACTAATATCACATTTTATTAACACAACTTCTGATGCAGAATATTGGATAGCATTAGAAAAATCATCAAAGTATGGAGTATAATTATGGCATCTAAAGTAGCCGAACAAGAAGATCACTCACAGGTCTATGACCTTTCAAATCGTGTAGCGCGTAGCTGTATCGCAGTAGTTGATACATTAACCCAACGTGGTGCATTTAAAGGTGAAGAACTTTCAACAATAGGCGGCCTCCGTGATCAAGCGGCACAATTAATTCAAGTGGCCGAATCATTTCAAGCAGAAAATGCCGCCAAAAAAGAATAAAGGTATATATACCGCTCTAATTGACTGACACTTACAAATTATTTATATTATGGAGAGCACAATGACTAAAGACTTTTTATGGGTAGAACGCTATCGTCCCAATAACATAGCCGATACTGTTTTATCTAAGAGCCTAAAGAAAACCTTTCAAGCTATAGTAGATTCCGGTGAGATGCAAAACATGCTTTTCACTGGAACTGCTGGCCTTGGTAAGACGACTGTGGCTAAAGCGTTATGCAATGCAATCGGGTGTGATTACATTGTCGTTAATGGAAGTGAAGAAGGTAACATTGATACGTTACGTGGTAAGATAAAGCAGTTTGCATCATCTATATCACTTACTGGCGGATACAAAGTTATCATTCTTGATGAGGCAGATTATCTTAATCCACAATCAACACAACCAGCCCTTCGTGGTTTTATTGAAGAATTCAGTAAAAACTGTCGCTTCATTCTTACTTGTAATTTTAAAAACCGCATTATTGAACCATTACATTCACGTTGTAGTATATATGAATTTAATACGACTAAGAAAGACCTTGCATCATTAGCTGGTCAATTCATGGATCGACTAAAGTATATTCTTGATGAAGAAAACGTTAAGTATGAAGACAAAGATTTAGTGCCAATTATTATGAAGCACGCACCAGATTGGCGACGTGTTATTAATGAAGCACAAAGGTTATCGACGAGTGATAACACAATTTCTAATACTAATAACTTAGCCGCAAGTAGTGTTGATTCCTTTAAAGAAATCATGCGTCATCTAAAAGATAAAGATTGGAAAAAAATGCGTGCTTGGGTGGTTAATCATCAAGACCTAGATACGTCTACTGTAATTCGTGGTATATATGATAGCATGTTAGATCATCTAAAGCCTGCATCAGTACCACAACTTGTATTAATACTTGCTGATTATCAATACAAGTATGCATTTGTTGCCGACCATGAAATAAACTTGGTTGCTTGTATGACTGAAATTATGGGTTTGGAGTTTGTATAATGAACCCATTTGAGTATTTAAATGCTATAAATTCAAGCAAAAAAGACATTATGATTGATGATATTACTGAGAAGGCATACGCGCCTTTTATGATTAATAGATCGTTATCTTACTTTCAAGACACTGTATTTTTTGCGAATACAATGAATCAATATCATCATATAGACAATAAACTGCAATTTCAATTTCTTATAAATACGATTAGGAAACGAAAACGTTTCTCTAAATGGATTAAACCTGAACTGAATAATGACATGGATGTCGTGAAAGAATATTATGGTTATAGCAATGAAAAAGCTCGCCAAGCACTTACACTCTTATCATCTAGTCAAGTTGCAGAAATAAGAAAAAAGGTGAGTAAAGGTGGAAGAAACTAAAATTGTTCATTGGACTCCAATAGATATGTTAGAGATCTTATTAAATGAACCAGACGACTTTTTAAAAGTTCGTGAAACCCTAACACGTATTGGTGTTGCATCAAGAAAAGAAAAGAAATTGTATCAGTCATGCC